GTGCTGACTGATACAAAATTAAAAAGTATGAAGCCGCAGGACAGGCTTTATAAAGTGTCTGATCGTGATGGCTTATATGTTGCTGTCACAAAAAATGGAACGATTTCATTCAGATATGACTACCGCTTTAATGGGCGCCGTGAAACGGTGACGTTTGGCAAATACGGGCCTGACGGTATCACGCTGGCACAGGCCCGCGAATTACTGAACGATGCAAAAAAACAGCTGAATGCAGGTGTATCACCGGCTGCAAGCAAACGTGACGGTATCGATAAGCGAAAGGGGGCGACGGTATTCAGCGAATATACCGTCAGATATCTGCGTGAAGCCCGCCTGGCGGATTCGACACGGGCAATGAAAGCCTCAGTGATCGAACGTGAGATAGCGCCGGTACTGGGTCGCCTGACGCTGGAAGAGATAAGCACACAGCGGTTACGGGCATTGTGTGAAAAGATCCGTGACCGTGGCGGGCGGGCAACTGCATTGCAGGTACGTGAGATTGTCGGCGCGGTATTTGATTATGCCATTGACCGCGGCTATGAGATCAGTAACCCGGCAGCAGGTATTAAAGCATCCACTATTGCCACCTTTGAGCCGCGCGAGCGTGCTATGTCACCAAAAGAGATCGGCATATTCTTCCGGGAACTGGAGAACTACAGCTGTTATCCGACTCTGAAACTGGCCGTTAAATTTGTGCTGTTAACCCTGGTGCGTAAAACGGAATTTATCAAAGCTACCTGGGAAGAGGTCGATTTTAAACGTGCTCAGTGGGTGATCCCGAAAGAACGGATGAAGCGCCGCCGGGAACATGTGATTTATCTCTCCCGGCAGGCGCTGGATATGATGACCGGATTTCAGGTCTGCGCCATGGGTAGCGAATATCTGATCCCGGGGCGCTATGACATTCGCAAGCCACTGTCGAACGCGGCACTGAATAATGTGATTGATGGTGTGGTTAAACGGATAAATGAGAAGGGGATTAATTTTGCACCGCTGACGGTACATGACCTGCGCCGGACAGCCAGCACGCTGTTGCATGAGGCGGGGTTTAATTCCGACTGGATAGAGAAGTGTCTGGCCCACGAACAAAAAGGCGTCCGTGCCGTGTACAACAAAGCGGAATACGCTGAGCAGCGCCGCGACATGTTGCAGCAGTGGGCCGATATGGTTGACGGGTGGATTGAAGAGGGTAAAGCGGGGTAATTACTCGTCGCCCAACACTTTGCTGGCGATCAGGGATGAAAGATAACACGCGCCGACCGGCAGCCAGAGTGTGGAATAAAGCATCACGGCGGCGATGTCGGTGCGGGTATTTGCGCTTCTGCTCAGCTCTGCGAATAGATAACCGGCAATCCACAGATAGAGTGCAAGGATCAGCATCAGTGCCTCCTATCCGTTTTTGCGCTTGTTCTGTGCGTCATCGTCGCCGCACTCTTTTGAGCAGTACGCGCTGCCGGGCATAACCGGTTCATCACGGCACCAGATACAGAAACCGGTCAGGCTTTTCGGTTTTGACGGCCGGTTGGCAAGCGCGGTAGTCAGCCGCAGTTCGTTTAAGTCATTGGTTTCATCGATAATATCGGCCATAAAATTACCTCAGTTGTATGTCACTGTTAACCTGATCCCCGTACACATCCCATTCGCCGTATTTCTCCCCGGCAAACAGTTCGATGCGCGGGACATCGCCATATAATTCTTCCAGCCGGTGATGAACTTCCTTCGGTTTCTCGCTGTGCTCACCGAGGCAGGAATACACAACCTGCCGGACACCCCTCAGTGTCAGGATAGTTGTCACCCCCTCTGAAACATAAACCTGAGGGCGAGGAGTGACACATGAAACGTATTTCCCTTGAACGAAAAACTGCCATACTGGCTAAATTATTACCGCCTTACAATATGACCGTTTCCGCCGTTGCACAAATAGAAGGAATATCCGACGCTACCCTCTACAACTGGCGTAATCAGGCTAAATCAGAAGGAAAACCCGTGCCCGGTGCAGATAAAAACAGTGAACAGTGGCCTGCGGAAGCCCGCTTTGCCGCTATCGTGGAAACCGCCACACTCAGTGAAGCCGAAGTGGCAGAGTACTGCCGTAAAAAAGGGCTCTATCCGGAACACCTGGTGCAGTGGAAACAGGGGTTTCTTCAGGTGTCCTCACCCGGCGATAAAGCCGCACTGAAACAAAGCCAGAAAGAAAATAAACAGTTAAAACGTGAGCTTATCCGCAAGGAAAAAGCCCTAGCGGAGGCGGCGGCAATCCTGGTGCTGCGAAAAAGCTCAGCGATTATTACGGGGAAACCGACGTGGACGACTGACGCCGGAAGGTGAACGGGCTTTATTTATCCGCTGGATTAATGAAGCAGTGAGTTCCGGTGCGCGGCTGGCCGTCGCCTGCCGGGAAGTGCAGTTGAGCCTGCGGACCTGGCGACGCTGGCAAAAATCCCCTTCTGACGGCAGACCCGGTGCAGTGCGTCCGGCTCCGGTTAATAAGCTGAGTCTGGATGAAGAACAGCAGATACGGGATGTCTGCCATCAGCCGGAATATGCGAGCCTGCCGCCGTCCCAAATCGTGCCGAAGCTGGCGGATAAAGGGATATATATCGCCAGTGAATCCACCTTTTACCGGGTGCTGCGCCGTCACGGAGAAATCCAGCACAGGGGACGTCAGCAGCGTGCGAAAAAAGTGTCGGCACCGACGACCTTTACCGCCTGTGCACCATGTCAGGTCTGGGTATGGGACATCACCTGGCTGCCGTCGGTGGTGCGCGGACGCTGGTTTTATCTGTACCTGATACTCGACATCTACAGCCGGAAAATCACCGGCTACGAAGTGTATGAGACAGAAAGCGGCGAACAAGCGGCAGCGCTGATGCAGCGCACCGTCCTGCGGGAAGGCTGTTATCGCCAGCCGCTGGTGCTGCACGCGGATAATGGTGCGGCGATGAAATCACAGACCTTACAGATGAAACTGTATGAGCTGAACATCACGCCGTCCCACAGCCGGCCGCGTGTGAGCAACGATAATGCGTATGCCGAATCGGTGTTCCGGACGTTGAAATACGTGCCGCAGTGGCCGTCATCAGGGTTTAAAACACGGACAGAAGCCCGTGAATGGGTGGAGAAATTTACTCGGTGGTACAACGACAGCCACCTGCACAGCGGCATCGGGTATGTCACACCGTCGCAACGACACCGGGGCGACGATATTGCCCTGCTGATACAACGTGATACGGTGTACAAAGCAGCAAAAGCCAGGCACTCGGAACGGTGGTCAGGCAGGACGCGGAACTGGCAGCGAAAAGAGACCGTGACCCTGAATCCGGAACGGGAAAAACAGGCTGCTTAAATTAACACAGGGTGACAACTACCTTGACACTTACCGACACTGGCAGACCGGCGTTCCAGTCCCCGGCCTCTGGTAGCAATCATGCATACCTCTGCATTAGCTCGGGTATAGTTGCCGCCATTGATCCGTGTCTCTGAGGTCAGCAATTCCATGAAATCAAAGAAATCCTCCGGCGGATGTTTATCTATCCGATCCCCTGCGTTTTTGTTCAGCTTCACCCACACGAACCCGAAGCCGGTACGCACTTTAAATCCCCACGCCTCAGCCAGTTCGTAAGCCTCACGGACAAAGTTACCCGTGTACCACATGCAGAGTACGGAGTTGTCAGAGGCTATTTTTTCTATGGGTAAGCGGGTGAGGGAATAAAAATCGGTGGTGTTGTAGTGGTTATCTGCTGCGCCGTTGGAGGATTTGTTGTTATATTGCCAGGGTGGGTCTGCGAGAATTAAGTCATATTTTTTCATCCTCGGCACCTTTATAAAATGTCATCCAGTGAGTTTTGTCGTTTTTCCCGACCCTCTGAACTACTGTTGGTTTTTCGTCGGTGAGAGCCAGTATTTCTCTGGTAGGTATCTGTGTTTCATTCCATTTAAACATTAGCGCTCCGTGTGGCCGCAGCACCCTGAATGCTTCGCTGAAACCAGCGGCAAGGTCAGAACGCCATGAGTGCTTATCCAGTGAGCCGTATTTTTTAAACATCCAGCTATTTTTACCAACCCGGACGAGGTGGGGAGGATCAAACAGCACCTGATAAAAAGTTTCATCTGGGAACGGGAGATTTTTAAAGTCAGCGATAATATCAGGCGTTATTTTTAAAATGCGTCCATCACATAAAATATGTTCTTCGCTTCTGATATCCATAAATAGAACTCGCGGGTCTTGCTTGTCATGCATAAACATCCGGCTACCGCAGCACATATCAAGTATTGGTTTATTGGTCTGCATTTCTGTGCACCTCCGCACACACTAATTCAACATTCCGCACAGCCATTACCTGTACTGCGCGGCTCTCACATTCTTCGAGCGTATAAATATCATCGGTAACAGGTACAGCAGAGCCGTGCATTACCATTAGTAATACAAATCCGATTATCATGGTTAGCTCTGAATTTAATATATATAAAACACAAGTATCACAAAAAATAATTACCCTCAATTAATTTTCTGAGTGAGTTGTTAGCAAGGTAAATATCTTGAATATATCCATAGATATAAAAATTATTTGGTTTTTTCTTCACCCCTATCTCAAACTTGAGCTCATCTATCACCCTAATTATTTCATCTATAAATGACGACTCTAGTGTTATCTGTTCAAATAATGCTGGATCTCCATTTCTAATTATTGAGAAGTCAATCCGTTCACTATAGCCACGAACAGAAGGAATATTGATTTCTATTATTTTATTTTTATCGCCAAGTTCTTTTAAGATATTCATGAAGTCAAAGTTATTAATTCCAAAATCAAGCCCGTAAATATTTTCTAGTCTTTCTATTTCTGCATCAATTCTATTCATGATGTTAATCGTATTGTCATTAAATTCATTAGAGTAAACCATTATATGTGATTCTAATTCTCTCTTTTCGTCCTCTTTTTTTGTAGAAAGTTGCCTAAAGTAAACCCAGATTGTTGCAGTAATCCCAAATGTTGAAGTAAATCCAAAAAATGTACTCCATTTACTACCATCATCAATATTCCAGTAGAAGAAAATAGCTAAAGTTACACAAATAAAGACTGAAACAGCAGATGAGGTCCACATTATTTTGCTGTACATAACACCTCCCTTATAAAAAGACGGCGTATTGTACCCGCATCAGTGACTAAACACATCCGTGTGCGTCACCGTTTTGCATATTCTGTTTAGTTGCCACTCATCACTACCAGCTAAAATTCACCACCATCAATCACACAAATAACACCACTTATAGCGGACCAGAGCGCGATTCCGTGCAGTGACAGGGCGACACTGTTGATATCAATAATCATACGGTTATCTCCGTGTTAATGATTTTGGCGAACAAGTCGATTTGCATCGATGGTATTATCCGGTTTAACCCGGTTACGCATACGGTTATCGACCCACTGCCGGACTTCGCTTTCTTCCCAGCGGACCGCTCGTTTCGAGAAGTAACTTCTCTTTGGAAAATCACCTGCTTTTTCCAGGTGGTATATGGTGGTTCTGGATAATCCGACGATGCGCTTCACTTCTTTGAAGTCGATAGGTTTTTTTAATGGGATCATGGTGTGTTCTCCGGGCGGGGGATTTCTCCCCCGGTAAAAATTATTGATACTCAGGCTTCATATCACTCAGCGTCATGCTGAATTGCTCATACAGTTCAGCGCCGAGCTTCGTTTTACGGGCATTCAGCAGTTGTTCCACTTTCTGAAATGCCTCTGCGGCTTCCGGTGTGCCTGGTTCCGGAAGTGAATTGATCTCCGCTTCCAGCAGGTTGCGTGAATCGATAACGTGATATGCCTGAACCGCTTTGTTTTTCAGTTCGGTGAACAGGGTGATGCCCATGGCCTTTTTGCCTTCATCAATCCGGCTGCGGATATCTTTCACGGCATCCAGTGTTTCGGCGGTATCAATAGCGCGGCGGATTGCCTCAGCGTCGAACTCTTCAACCAGCTCACCTGTGACTTCTTTTACCGGCTCAGGCTGTTGTGGCTCTGCCTGCTGGTGGGATAATTCGCTGAGTGTTACGCGCTCTTTCGACGGGGTGACGTCTTTCACCGGACGTTCTTCCAGCTCATCCGGGGTATAGACACCGAGGATCACCTCAGGGCAATAAAGTCTCGCCCAGTATTTCACTGCCAGATAGGCAATTTGCTGTTTCGGGTTGGTGGCCCACAACGGGGAGTTGCGGATAACCACGCTGGAAAGATAAACCGGCTCACCCCAGGTGATTTCGGTATCACCGCGCAGGATCGCCCCGACACGAATAAACAGGCCATGCTCATCGGCATCTGTCCAGCCGCGAACGCGCTTTGTAACTTCATAGCTGCCATTGCGGCCTGATTTTGTTTCCGATACTTCTTTGCTGACTGTGCACTTTCCCCATCCGTCACCACCGTATTCATAATGGAAGCGCCCGTGAATGGCGGATGAGCTTGAAATCAGGGCATTAACCAGTTGCGCTTCATAGCCGAGTACGCCGTTGATAATGTGTGTTTTCTGAGCCACGGCGAACGGGTTCATGTTCCACTGCGCTGCCTGCATGGCGATTGCCAGGCAATCTGATTCCTGGCCTTTTAAGTGTGCCGGCACAGTTACTGTTCCGCGCGCCATTACCTCAGCAAAGCGCAGCATTTTGTCCAGACCGTCAGTGCTGAAAATTGAAGGTACTGATTCTTGCGTCATTAATTCTGACATAGTGAAATCTCCGGCCCGGCTATTGCCTGGCATAAAATAGGGTGGTTGTTACGCGGCGTCCATTTGCAGCGATTCCAGGCGGCGCATATCGAAATCGCTCAGGCCGATAGTGAGTGTGGTGGTGACCGGTCCCGGCCATACATCGGTGTCCATAGCCTGGCGGATATCGCGAAGTGTTTTTTTGTATTCCAGGCGGCCGAGTTCCAGTAAATCCGGCGAAGCTTCGACTACCGCGACCCAGTTGTAATTTTCATCTTTGTTGACGAAGATCCAGAAGAACTGGTCGAGTTCGGCAATATCGCAGTACATGGCAGCACTGACGTGATAATCGCGGTTGAGTATTTCCCGGCGGATCATGGCCTCAATGGCATCTTGCTTGAAACGTCCGAGTGATACCGATTTCAGGTCGAACCCGATACGGCTATCCGTGGTGGATATTTCAAGGTCTGGCCGGACGCGGACTTCCAGCCCGGTATCTTCATCAATACCGTAATAACTGACTTCCACGGCGCGGCCCGGATGATTAATCAGCGGTCTGATTTCAGGGTGCTGGTAGACAGCTTCCTGCATGGCTTTGCCGAGCTTTAACTGATCGACGGTGATGCGGATACGTGATTCATCTGCCTGCCATGCCTGCATTAACTCATCAGCGAAAACAGTGCCCGGCGATACAGCTTTGATTCTGGCGATAAGGTCCTCTTTCTTACCGGAGGTAATCAGTGGGTCCGGCTTACTGCGTTCTGCTTCCACCAGCTCAGGATTTATCGCTTCCAGCTCCCGAATCATATCGATACGTCCGCCGGATATTTTCAGCGGTACCGGCAGGGTGTTATTGAACATTTTTATGCAGGCTTTCATTGCCGCGGCGGTGTGCTTTTCATGCTCAGGAATGGTACGGAAAGCATCAGGAAGAGAAACATAGAGAGAGCCGATTTCCTCCGCGTTACCGGACAGAGATAACGGCTGCGGCAGTGTGGCGTTATGTGCCTCAATCTCTGCTTTCAGCTCGTCGTTGCTCATCACCGGCGCCAGACCGGCGTTGTAACTCTCTATCCATTTCCTCATGGATTCGGTATTGGTCAGTGCATCAGCCGGGATAACCGGCGGCAGGCTGAATTCCGCGTCCAGCTTTTCCGGTTCCAGTACCAGGGTGTGAAACAGGCTGCCGAAATCCAGTGCCTCAGAGCGCTCACGCTGAATCACTTTTGTGATGTGGCGGCGCTGGTAATACATCAGGCTGATCCGCGCATCTTTCAGCATGGTGCTGCTGATGCCGTTCGATGCGTGATACGTTTCGTTAGGGATATCCGGATAGCGGCCCGGCTCAAAGTGTGGCGGCTCCGTGGATGCCTGACAGTCATTATCGGTCATCACCTCATCCTGTTGATAAACGGTTTGTTTATCATTTTTTGCAGCAGAATGATCAGCGGCAGGGAATGCATCCTTGCCGCACAGTGATTCAAAATACTGCTTTTTATCGCTGGTGGCCGGGTACTTATCCATATTTCTGATGACGTGTGCCAGCGCTTCAATGCATTCCTCATCCTGCAGTGACTGTAAACAGGTTGATGATGTGGCAGCGAGGCCGACACGGAAAATAATGTTGTCGTATTTTTCCAGTGCCTGGTTCGATTTATCGCCGTTGATACGGGCAATCAGGTCGGTCGTTGCTTTCGTTATATCAATGCATGCCTCGCCATTGGCCATCATTATCGCCGCGGCTAAATTAGCATCCATACGTTCTTTATTGGTTATTGCCATTGTGCTCACCTATAAGTTGATCTGTCCGTGCGGCGGTTTTGGTGGTGAAAGCCCACTTAATGCCGGTACGGAATGATGTGAACTGCTGTCGCTTGCCGCACACGATAAAAACGTGCAGGCCGTTGAGAATAAAAAATGTCATGTTATTCACCGTATAAATAAACTTATTGTTTATGTTTTGGCGTATAGCAAAACCGGCGGTTATCGCCAGTTCATGTAATTTTTCACGTTCCGATCCCGCGTTCCGGTTCTACGGGTTAGCGAGGACATTCTGCTGCATCAGAATTAGGGGTTGTGTTGCAGTCTCGATTGTTAAAGAGCATGACCAATATGGTCAACTTGATATGAATAATAACCCGTAAATGAACGTTGTCAACAATAAAAAACAATAAAAGATAAACAAATTGATCATTATCACGACGAAAAAAAGCCAGCTCGAGGCTGGCCGATTTCGCATCTGTCTGAGTTTATTGCCGGTTTTTCTTTATGATGAACTCGATAAAGTCCTGGATCTGTTCTTTCTCTGCCGGTGACAGTGCGGCATACCGTTTCTGGTCATACTTAATGACGTCGGTATCGTTGGACGGGATCAGCAGCTCATAGGCTTTGCGGCCCAGAGCCTTGGCAATAGAGTCCACGCTGTCCACGGTGGCACTGGTTTCATTCTTCACGATACGGTTAATCGTTGACTGGCCCAGCCCGCTTTTCACGGATAACTGAGTCTGTGACTTCACGCCGTCTGTCAGCATAAAGGTGCTGATGTTATCTGCCAGTATGGCGCCGATCTCGGTCGGTGAATAGATATCGTCGGTGCTTTCTGCCGGCCGGTTGTAATGGTCGGTATCCATCCAGTATTTTTGCACCCGCGTGACATGCTCTATCTTCCGGGCAACCGCGTCACTGATATTACGGTGGCTCTTCAAATCGGATGAGGAAAGATAGCGGGAAATGATGTTCGGGGCGAACCCCAGCGCATCAGCCAGCGCTTTCTGTCTGCCGTCGTAATACTTCTCCAGAATGAAGATGAGGTTATCTCTCCTTATCTCATTGATGTTTTTCATATGGGTTGCCTGATTAAAATGTATTCGTAAATGTTTATCTGATTCCGCCATTAAACAGAATCATGACCTTGTTGGTAAATGACCATGTTGGTTATTATTCTCAGAATGTTTAACGATAGAACAGGAAAAATATGGAAGATTTCAATTTTCATGCATTCTGGAATGGTCTTAACAAAGATGATCGTGTTGCGTTCGCAGAGAAAGCTGGGGTAACTGTCGGTTATATCAGGACACACCTGAGCTATGCCCGCAGACAGCCGGGACTGAAAACTATCAGGCGATTACACCAGGCATGCATTGCACACGGCGCAGCGGTGACAATGGAAGAGCTGATACGGTTTTTCGAGTGATGAACATATGGGGCCGCCTTGCGCGGCCTTTTTACTTTCTGGTTATGTTAAATAAACAATCATGCATTTAAGGTTGATCTATTTTTAAAATATGGCTAGCATTTACACATACACACAATTCAGCGGGGTAATGATGGAAATTATCAGCAGGAAAGAAGCCGCCTCGAAAGGGCTTAGTAAGTTTTTCACGGGCAGGAAATGTAAAAACGGCCATATTGCAGAGCGCTACGTTTGTAACGGGGTATGCGTTACCTGCAACTTTGAAAACTCGACAACCTATCGCTCTGTATTAAAGCAGTTAATCAACAGTGCTAAGTGAGTGGTGCTTTTATGCGTGACTACGGGAAAGTTTCACCACAATTCTGGATAGGGAAGACCGGTAAAGAGATCAGGGAAAAAGGTCACGAAGCTCTTATTGTTTCTATGTATTTGCTTACAAATCCTCATGCCAATATGACAGGCATGTATTACCTCCCGATCATTTACATGGCGCATGAAACCGGGCTGGGTTTGGAAGGGGCTTCAAAGGGGCTTCGAAGGTGCATCGAAGCGGGGTTTTGCCACTACGATGAGGATGCCGAAGTGGTCTGGGTGATTGAAATGGCAAAGTACCAGATCGCACCAGCGCTTAAAGCATCGGATAACCGCTGTATCGGCATACAAAGAGAGTATGACAGTCAGCCTAAAAATCAATTTTTATCAATGTTTTATCAGAAATATAAAGATTGCTTTCATATGTCGTCGGAAAGGAAGCCATCAGAGAAAAAAGAAAGGGGCTTCGAAGGGGCTTCGGAGACCCTCGGAAGCCAAGAACAAGATCAGGAACAAGAACATAAAACAACTCTCTCAGGCGCGCGCGAAAAAAATTTCATCCCTGTTCCTGAGGCGGAGGATCCACCGGCAGGGAACTGGTCAGATTATCCGGGTAAATTCGTGATGACCGGTCACTGGCAGCCGGATCCGGATTTCAGCCGTAAAGCGGCACAGTGGGGCGTGATACTGAATGAGCCGTACCGGCCTGAGGAATTGGCCGAGTTTGTCACGTACTGGCAGGCGGAAGGAAAAGCCAAACACCACGCACAGTGGGAAATGGCGTTCGCCAGGAGCATTCATCAGCAACGCATGAAAACCAACGGGGGAAACAATGGGACAAATAAACACAATCAGACCGACAGTCCGTTTGCCGGAAAATCCAGAGCCATGCAGAAATTCCTGCAAAGCGTCCACGACAACCACGGACCAGAAGCTGTTGCAGCTCTGGTGGAAAATGATCGAGCTGTACGGGGACAAATGGACCAGGAAGAACAGCGAGGAGCCGTCATCGATGTGGAAGCGAGCGACCGCCGGATTGAGTGACGACCAGTTTGAGATGATATTCACGTTTTGCCTGGACCGCTGCATGAACGGCAATCCGTGGCCGCCTGAACTGTCTGACGTGATTGTGATGCTGTCGGATAAGCTGGTGGACTCAAACGCATTCGGGATCCCGTTCGGCGACATGCTGCGTGATTTTAATAAATACATGGCGGAGCGTGGCTATTACCGCAGTGCTGAGATGTACCCATTCCGGCACCCGGTGCAGTACTGGATTTTCACTGACCTGAGAAACAAGGTGCATGACCTGCGGCTGACTGAGCCGGAAGTTGAAAAGCGCCTGGCAAAGATGATCCGGCAGTGGGCTGACCGTGTAGCCAAAGGCGAACCGATACCCCGTCCGGTTCTGCGTGTGGAAGATAAAACCCGTCCGCCTCCGGCATGGATGGAAATGCTCGAAAGAAAGAAACAACGATCTGCCTGAGTGCATGAATCATCAAAATCGTAAGCCAGTACAACGCAGCGAGGTTTTAACTATGTGGTCAGTACGTTTTCATTATGTGGTTTTAAAAGTCTCTCAGAATTCGATACAGAGCATTTTAACCGAATATGGCATATTGGTATTTTTATTCTTGAAAAGATAAGCAATGTGGTTATATTTACCTGTAAGGTAATTACCATGGGGGTTATATGCGGGTTCAGGACTATATCGTACGTGTTCTTGCGGATAAGCCGGATCTCACAGCTATGCAGCTGGTGAACGCGATCAAGAGCGACCATAAACGGAAGGTCGGAATATCTGCAGTGCGGTATGCGCTCGACCAGCTGTATCGCTGGAATGTCATTGGGCGCAAAAGAAACTCATACAACTTCGTCCACTGGCTTCGGTATGACCACCGTGAAGGGCTTGAGAATCAGGCGCAGACCCGGCGCGAGAATATCGCTAAAGCTCTCAGGCGCAGCCATGAGCGCAGCGAGGAGACGGCGGCTAAACCACGGGTGACAGAGCGGAAGCCGAGAGTACGCCAGCCGATTGAGCAGTATGGCGAACCGGCACGGATGCAGAAACTGTTTGATTCACTACTGAAAAAGGCCAGGAACAATGCGGGTTAACGAGTTCGATATCACGCCGGTACCAAAGCCGCGAATGACGCAGCGGGACAAGTGGCAGAAACGGCCTGCGGTTATGCGTTACAGAGCATTCTGTGATGAAGCGCGGTTACGCCGCATAACGCTGCCGGAATCCGGTGCTGAAATCGTGTTTCAGATGCCGATGCCTAAAAGCTGGTCAGGAGTGAAGAAGCGCAGCATGGACGGGCGGCCGCACCAGCAGAAGCCGGATGTTGATAACCTGCTTAAAGCCCTTATGGATGCGCTGTTTGATGATGATTGCAAGGTCTGGAATGTGGCGGTTTCCAAAGTGTGGGGTGAGTCCGGGAAGATAACGGTAAGGTTACCGGAATAACGGCGGAATCGTGAACTTATTACCATCAGTTAAGTTTGTGAGCGGGTTATTGATTCGGTGAATGATATTGGTAAGGTAGTATGACAATATTAAGCAGCCATAATAATTATGACTACTTAATATAAAAATATGATTAATAGAGGTTGGCAGGTTTAAATTCATCGTTAGTAGCGGGAGTGTGGCAATATAATGTTTTATTTTCCAAATAAAATATTTTTATGTTATTTTCATTAGATAAGTTTGTTATTTCTCTCATGTCAACCTTTGATTTTCGTTCTATTTCTTTGTTGAGTTTATTTAATTCTTCATTGCTAATAGAACTGTAGTCTATATCGGGGGGAGTGACATGTGTATCGTTAATATATCCAAGCTCTATATCGCTTATTTTAACAAATATACCAACTATGATATAGTTGATTACAACGAGTTCATTATAAGATTCGGCATTTATATTCTTAATTAAATTATCAAATTCATTTTTTGATATATTTATTCCTGTTGTTTGGCTATTTATTGTTCCAAGGTCACTCTCTCCTATATTTATAAGGTCATTAATGTTATTTATTTTAACTAAAACACCTAGTCCGTCATAGTCGGTAAGTGTCAAGGTAGTTGTCACCCTGTGTTAATTTAAGCAGCCTGTTTTTCCCGTTCCGGATTCAGGGTCACGGTCTCTTTTCGCTGCCAGTTCCGCGTCCTGCCTGACCACCGTTCCGAGTGCCTGGCTTTTGCTGCTTTGTACACCGTATCACGTTGTATCAGCAGGGCAATATCGTCGCCCCGGTGTCGTTGCGACGGTGTGACATACCCGATGCCGCTGTGCAGGTGGCTGTCGTTGTACCACCGAGTAAATTTCTCCACCCATTCACGGGCTTCTGTCCGTGTTTTAAACCCTGATGACGGCCACTGCGGCACGTATTTCAACGTCCGGAACACCGATTCGGCATACGCATTATCGTTGCTCACACGCGGCCGGCTGTGGGACGGCGTGATGTTCAGCTCATACAGTTTCATCTGTAAGGTCTGTGATTTCATCGCCGCACCATTATCCGCGTGCAGCACCAGCGGCTGGCGATAACAGCCTTCCCGCAGGACGGTGCGCTGCATCAGCGCTGCCGCTTGTTCGCCGCTTTCTGTCTCATACACTTCGTAGCCGGTGATTTTCCGGCTGTAGATGTCGAGTATCAGGTACAGATAAAACCAGCGTCCGCGCACCACCGACGGCAGCCAGGTGATGTCCCATACCCAGACCTGACATGGTGCACAGGCGGTAAAGGTCGTCGGTGCCGACACTTTTTTCGCACGCTGCTGACGTCCCCTGTGCTGGATTTCTCCGTGACGGCGCAGCACCCGGTAAAAGGTGGATTCACTGGCGATATATATCCCTTTATCCGCCAGCTTCGGCACGATTTGGGACGGCGGCAGGCTCGCATATTCCGGCTGATGGCAGACATCCCGTATCTGCTGTTCTTCATCCAGACTCAGCTTATTAACCGGAGCCGGACGCACTGCACCGGGTCTGCCGTCAGAAGGGGATTTTTGCCAGCGTCGCCAGGTCCGCAGGCTCAACTGCACTTCCCGGCAGGCGACGGCCAGCCGCGCACCGGAACTCACTGCTTCATTAATCCAGCGGATAAATAAAGCCCGTTCACCTTCCGGCGTCAGTCGTCCACGTCGGTTTCCCCGTAATAATCGCTGAGCTTTTTTCGCAGCACCAGGATTGCCGCCGCCTCCGCTAGGGCTTTTTCCTTGCGGATAAGCTCACGTTTTAACTGTTTATTTTCTTTCTGGCTTTGTTTCAGTGCGGCTTTATCGCCGGGTGAGGACACCTGAAGAAACCCCTGTTTCCACTGCACCAGGTGTTCCGGATAGAGCCCTTTTTTACGGCAGTACTCTGCCACTTCGGCTTCACTGAGTGTGGCGGTTTCCACGATAGCGGCAAAGCGGGCTTCCGCAGGCCACTGTTCACTGTTTTTATCTGCACCGGGCACGGGTTTTCCTTCTGATTTAGCCTGATTACGCCAGTTGTAGAGGGTAGCGTCGGATATTCCTTCTATTTGTGCAACGGCGGAAACGGTCATATTGTAAGGCGGTAATAATTTAGCCAGTATGGCAGTTTTTCGTTCAAGGGAAATACGTTTCATGTGTCACTCCTCGCCCTCAGGTTTATGTTTCAGAGGGGGTGACAACTATCCTGACACTGAGGGTAGTAATGTTTGGCGCATTCAGAGTTAACATTTATTGCTGAGCAACTTAAGGAGCGTTTGTTAGTGTTTTGATTTTCAATAATACATCTAAGGGACTCAAGTAATGGGCGGTTTTCTCTATTGGCCGCACGTAATGAGTGGAAGATCATTACATTTTCATTTTTCAATGATGCATTGAAGCTTTCTATTGTTAGATTTTCACATTTCATTATTTAATTATCTATATAGTCAAAGATAAATCATAATATGCTAAATAATCTGTAATTTCCAGTGAGCGTTACAGAGGCTAAAGAAATTTATTTGATAGAGGAATTAAATTGCGGTAATTCACTGAGTAAACACTTGCTTTACTGTTTGATTTTCTTGTTTTATTATGATGAATCGATTAAGAATTAGTCTGTGTGGTTGTCAAAGTGCTACAGGTTCCTGAGTGCTGTCCGGTGATGCTGAATGCTGGAACACCAGAGGGTGGCATGAGATGAAATTGAATGTAGAATGATAAAAACATTACGCGAGGGTGAGAGGGTGTTTATTGAAAGGTTGGAGATTGATAAAGAAAAAATAATTATTGGATGGGGGGATTTGTGTAACTTCGCATCATGGATATTTGATAATTGGAGTTGGGGTTTTTTTATTGCTGTTCTGTCTTTATGGTTTACAGCTAAAGCTTTAAAGAAAACAGATAAGGCAAATAAACTAGCTAGTGATTCATTGGAATTAACTAAGCGCTCAACTGATATTGCAGAAAAATCATTGCAAGCAGCTAAGAAGTCAATAAACACATCTATAGAGTTATATGAAAAACAAAAAAATGATGAAGAAGATAGGAAAAACAAAATTGAAGAAAGGGAAATTAAGGCAATAAGAAAATCTGTTGCGAATGAGTTAGCGAGAGCTAGTTATTTGATTGTTCAGATGTATGAGTTAAGAAACAAATTAGATGGGGAGGTGTCAAAAGTAACATGTGATATTGTTGGTAAAATATTTATTATTAAAATTCATTATTTCGATGAAAAAATAGAAAATATATATCTTCACGCGGATGGTAGCAATATCCCATTTGATGTTATTTTAAAAGCATCAACCTTAGATGATAACCTATACATGGATCTTACTGACGTAAAATTGCAATTAAATATTTTAGAGAAACAATTAAACTTTTGCATTGATACTACAAAAATTAATAATTATCTTTTATTAAAAAATTATTTAGATTTAAAGGAGTTTAAGGATCTTATGTTAAGGCATTATGACGTCATTAATTATTTTTCAAATGAAATGGAGGGTTATGATATATATCAAAAATTAAAGAATGCTATAACCCTGTGGTAAACAAAATACCATATACGATTGTTATTTTTGTTTTTGATAACCATAATAATCGTAGAGGTGATAATTATGACCACAAAGAAACCACGCAAACCACCAGCACGAAAGCCCACACCGCTGAACGCTCAGATGGAGCGCTTCTGTCAGGAATATCTCAAAGCGCCTGATAATCAGACTGATGCCGCCATTGCTGCCGGGTATGCTCCAGGCAGTGCCTGTAAACGTGCATCGGTACTGATGGCAGATCCCCGTATTCAGGAACGTATCGCCCAGCTTATGCAGCAGCGAAATAAACGCACCAAGATGAGTGCCGACACCGTGCTTAAGCGGCTGGTGGATATGCTGGACGCTGATATCGCGGACATACTCGATAAGAAGGGTGATATCAAGCCAATCAGTGAGTGGTCGCCGGTCTGGCGTAAGTCGGTAGCCGCATTCGATATCATCGACATCGACGGTGACACCCGACTGAAAAAAGTGAAGCTCCTGGATAAACTCAAGGTGCTGGAACTCATCGGTAAGCACGTCGATATCAATGCCTTCCGTGAGCGCGTACAGGTTGACGTCAATATCTCGCTGGCGGATAAACTGGCTGCGGCACGTAAACGGGCAGCAGAGGGCATTGAGTAATGACAGATGCCGCCACCACGTCACCGGAAGAACAGCTGATTGACGATATTGCCATGTTCACGCATGACCCGCTCAGTTATGCGCTTTACGCATTTCCGTGGGGTGAGGCGGGCACCGAACTGGAAACGGCCGGCGGCCCGCGTCAGTGGCAGTCAGAGGCGTTGAATGAAATCGGCCAGCATCTGCGTAATCCGGACACCCGGCATCAGCCGCTGCTGCTGGCTCGTGCATCCGGGCACGGTATCGGTAAATCAGCATTCATTTCCATGGTGATTAAGTGGGGTATGGACACCTGCGAAGACTGTAAAGTAGTCGTCACCGCCAACACTGAAAACCAGTTACGAACCAAAACATGGCCGGAGATTGCCAAGTGGCAGCGTCTTTCTATCACCCGCGACTGGTTCACCTGCACCAAAACCGCCATCTATTCCAACGACCCGAACCACACCAACGCATGGCGGGCAGATGCCGTGCCGTGGTCAGAGAACAACACCGAGGCCTTCGCCGGGCTGCACAACCAGGGCAAGCGCATCATTCTGGTGTTCGATGAGGCATCCAACATTGCCGATCTGGTGTGGGAAGTAGCTGAGGGGGCACTGACGGATGAGAACACGGAAATTATCTGGATTGCGTTTGGTAACCCGACCCGTAACACCGGGCGCTTCCGCGAGTGCTTCCGCAAGTTTAAACACCGCTGGCGCACAAAGCAGATAGACAGCCGGACGGTAGAGGGCACCAACAAAGAGCAGATCAAAAAATGGGAAGAAGATATGGGGGAAGACAGCGACTTCTTCAAAATCCGTGTGCGCGGTATCTTCCCGTCAGCATCTGAAACGCAGTTTATCCCGACCGGCCTTACTGATGCTGCCATGAAACGGACGGTGACGGCTGCGGAGGTGGCTCACGCACCGGTAATCATCGGCGTTGACCCGGCCTATTCCGGCGCTGATGACGCGGTGATCTACATGCGGCAGGGGTTGCACTGTAAATTCCTGTGGTCTGGCGCCAAAACCACCGATGATGTGATCATGGCGAAACGCATTGCTGATTTTGAGGACCGCTATCAGGCGGACGCGGTGCATATCGATTTCGGCTACGGTACCGGGATTTATTCCGTTGGCATGAACTGGGGGCGCGACTGGCAGTTGGTGCAGTTCAACGGCTCATCGACTGACCCGCAGATGTATAACAAGCGCGGTGAGATGTATAACAGCGTTAAAACGTGGCTTAAGATTGGCGGGGCGCTGGACGATCAGGAAACCGCTGACGATTTATCTGTTGCTGAATACAAAGTGCGCCTGGACGGGAAAATACTGCTGGAAGCCAAAGACGATATTAAAAAACGCATAGGCCGCTCTCCGGGTAAAGGTGATGCGCTGGCGCTGACATTTGCCTATCCGGTCACCAAAAAAGACCCTCAATTCAAACAAAACCTCTCTCACGGCTCAGTGGTAGCCGACAACGATTACGATCCCTACGCCTGAATAACAGATAAAAAAATGCCCTCACGAAGAGGGCAAAGCTGTAGCACTGGCAACACCTGTTATGGAGGGTAAAAAGGATCACGGCTGAGTGATAAACAAAATGTTAGCCATGTTTATTTCAAATGTCAATTAACATGATATACAATCCATATAAAGTAATTATGTTTATCTTATTGAGGTGTGGATATGTGTGGATTCAGTAAGCCGAAAATCAATACGCCGCCACCGGTTCAGGCAGCACCACAGGAGCAGGACGAAGCTGTTACCAGTAGCCGAGATGAAGAAATGCGCCGCCGTCGTGCAGCATCAGGCCGTAAGTCAACCATGCTGACCGGTTCGCAGGGTGCCACCGGTGCCGCGTCCACCAGCGGTAAAACGCTGTTAGGCCAGTAATCACAGGGGCGGATAATGTCAGATAGCCTGAAACAGCAATTAAATAAGCAACTCTCTCAGCTGAAAGCCGAGCGCCTTTCTTTTGAGCCGCACTGGCGTGAGCTGTCTGATTTCACCCGTCCGCGCAGTACCCGATTTACCGCCTCGGAAGTTAACCGAGGTGATCGCCGTAACAGCAAGATCATTGACCCGGCTGCCGTCATGGCGGCGCGTACCTTATCCAGCGGCATGATGTCCGGCATTACCAGCCCGGCGCGTCCGTGGTTCCGTCTGGCGACACCTGACCGTGACCTAATGGACTACGGACCGGTGAAACTCTGGCTGGAAACCGTCGAGCAGCGCATGAACGAAGTGTTTAACCGCTCCAATCTCTACCAGTCATTACCGCTGATGTACGAGGATTTAGGCACGTTCGCCACCGGCGCAATGGCCGTTGTCGCCGACCCGCAGCGGGTGATCCGTACCGTACCGTTTCCGACCGGCAGCTTTTACATTGCCAACGGCGCGGATCTGAGCGTCGATACTGCTGTCCGTGAATTCAGCATGACCGTGCGTCAGGTGATCACTGAGTTCGGTACGGATGCTGTCAGCGATACAGTGAAATCACAGTGGAACAACGGTCAATACGGGCAGTGGGTGAATGTGGTTCACGCGGTCTATCCGAACCTTGATCGCCAGACCGGCAAACTCGAAGCGAAACACAAGGCGTACAAATCCGTTTATTACGAATCCACCAGCACTGACGACAAGCTGTTGCGCGAATCCGGTTACGATGAATTCCCGATCATGGCGCCACGCTGGGAAGTGAACGGCGAGGACGTTTACGGCTCATCCTGTCCGGGCATGGTGGCGCTCGGCAGCGTGAAAGCCCTGCAACTTCTGCAGCGCCGCAAAGCGCAGATGATCGACAAAATCACCAACCCGCCGTTACAGGCTCCTGCCTCTATCAAAAGCCAGCGAATTTCGACTATCCCCGGCGGGATTAACTATCTGCCGATGGCTGACGTGAATAACCAGATCAAGCCGCTGTTCCAGATACCGGCCAACGGTACCAATGGCCTGCTGGAAGATATCCAGGACACCCGACAGATTATTGACCACGCCTATTTCGTTGACCTGTTCCGCATGATGCAGACCGTGAATACCCGCTCCATGCCGGTCGAGGCGGTGGCGGAAATGCGGGAAGAAAAATTGCTGATGCTGGGACCGGTATTACAGCGTCTGGATTCTGAGCTGCTGGATAAGCTGATTAACCGTACGTTCAGCGTAATGGCTGAGAACAACCTGCTGCCGGTACCGCCGGATGAGATGCAGGGCATGCAGCTGAAAGTTGAATATATCTCTGTGATGGCACAGGCACAGAAAGCGATCGGTGTCAGCAGTATTGAGCGCTTTATCGGATTTACCAGTGGTATCGGACAGTTCAAACCGGATGCCCTGGACAAAATCAACGTGGACGAAACTATCGACGCCTACGCCGCCTCAATCGGTGTTCCTCCGTCCGTGGTGGCAACTAATGAGCAGGTGGCGCAGATCCGTGAACAGCGTGCGCAACAGCAGGCTATAGCACAACAGATGCAGATGGCGCAGGCCGCTGTCGGTGGCGCTCAGGCGCTGGGTAATACACCGATGGATGATAACAGCGCACTGGCTGCGCTGGCCGGAGGTGGTCAGTGACAGACGCACCGGAAACCTATCTGCTTACCCCGCAGGAGCAAGCCGCGCACGACATTGCGCAGCGTGAGCAACAAAAACGCGCTGACGATGACCTGAAATCAGTTATGTCAACAGAGGAAGGCCGCCGGTTTATGTGGCGGTTGCTGGGTGAAAGCAATGTGTTTGGTTCATCTTTCTCAGCAGATCCGTATCTGACAGCCTTTAAAGAGGGTTGCCGTAATTTTGGTTTACAGATGTTTGAAGGGCTTCATCGTGTCTGCCCTGAACTCTATGCACTGATGGCTGATGAAGCCGCGAAACAACAGGAGAAACAATCATGAACTTATGGCAGCGCTTAATGATGCGTCGCTTGTGTGAAGAGCAGAGCGCGGAGGGTGGTGACAATGGCGGAGCGGCTCCGGGTACAACAGGCACACCGGCTGGTACAGAAACACCACCAGCGAATAACGGCGGTACTCCTGCGGGTAATGAGCAGGATAAAGGTACTGAGCAACCGGCCAAAGCCACGAAAGCAGATTCCGGTAAACCCGCTGTAGCAGCACCGGAAAAGTATGAATTTAAGGCCGCAGAGGGTCAGGAGCTGGATGCCGAAGCAGTAAAAGCCTTTGAGCCGATCGCCAAAGAGCTGAACCTGAGCAACGAGCAGGCGCAAAAGCTGGTGGATGTGTACGGCAGCAAGATTATGCCGAAGCTGGTTGAGCAGCAGGCGGCACAGTGGCAGCAGCAGATCGAACAGTGGGCTGAGCAGGTTAAGGCAGATAAAGACCTCGGTACCGATGCTTCCATTGGCGCGGCGCAGAAAGCCATGGATAAGTTCGGTTCACCAGAGCTGAAGCAGTATTTGAACGAAACCGGCCTCGGAAATCACCCGGAGCTGGTGCGTATTTTTGCCAATATCGGCAAAGCCATGTCAGAGGACGGTCTTGTCACTGGCAATAGCGGCGGTGCGAAGAGTGCCGCTGATGTGTTATTCGGATAATTAAGGGGAAACCATGCCAGCACTTACGCTTATTGACTGGGCTAAACGACAAGGCCCTGACAGCAAACAGGCGAAAATTGTCGAACTGCTGAATCAGACCAACGAGATCCTCGACGATATGCTTTTTGTCGAAGCTAACCAGGCAACCGGACATCGCACTACAGTGCGTACCGGCCTGCCGTCTGCAACGTGGCGCATGCTGAACTATGGTGTGCCGCCAAGTAAATCAACCACCGCACAGGTTACTGATACGGTCGGGATGCTGGAAACTTATTCCGAAGTGGATAAAGAACTGGCTGATCTGAACGGTCAGACTGCGGAGTTTTTACTCTCTGAGTCACTGGCGTTTCTGGAGTCGATGAACCAGGAAATGGCAGAAACACTGATCTACGGTGATACCACGGTACACCCGCAGCGCTTTACGGGGCTGTCTGCCCGTTTCAACAGTCTGGCCGCGAAGAACGGGGTAAACATCATTGATGCTGGTGGGACGGGCAGCAATCTGACCTCCATTTGGTTGGTGGTATGGGGTGAAAATACCGTACACGGCTTGTTCCCGAAAGGCTCTAAAGCTGGCTTACAGCAGGAGCACAAAGGCCAGGTGACGCTGGAAGATGAGAACGGCGGGAAGTACGAGGGTTATCGTACCCACTTCCAGTGGAAAAACGGCCTGACTGTCCGTGACTGGCGCTATGTGGTCCGCATTGCCAATATCGACATCAGCAAACTGAAGAAAGACCCGGAAGCAGCCGATTCGCTTGACCTGCCAGATCTGCTGATTCAGGCGATTGAGAAGATCCCTAACCTCGCAATGGGTCGCCCGGCAATCTACTGCAATCAGGCTATCCGCAGCTGGATGCGCCGCCAGATTAAAAACTCCAAGAACGTCAATATCTCCATGCAGGAAGTGGCTGGTAAGAAGGTGGTGTCGTTCGATGAGATCCCGGTGCGCCGCGTCGATTCCATTCTGACTACCGAAAGTCAGGTTAAGTAACCGCGTATGCCGGACGGCATCAGCCTCCGGCAACCTTTTAACAGGGGTAACACAATGATTTTAGATAAAGAAACGATGTTCTCCGTCGATCAGGCGGTTACTGCATCAGCAGCCGGTGCCGGCATTATCGACCTCGGCCCGCTGCGTAATGATTTCCGTGATATCGGTATTGGTGAGCCGCTGGAACTGTTCGCACAGGTGACAGAACAGGCCAAGGCTGCCGGTGATGCCACGGTGCAGATCAAACTGGAAACCGCGTCTGATAAGGAATTCACAGATGCTAAGGCTATTTTTCTGTCTGAGGCTATGCCGATTGCATCATTGAATGCCGGTAAGCGCATTGTTGCCAAAGTGCCGCAGGGCAGCCTTAAGTTTCTGCGCCTCCAGTACATCGTGGGTGATGGCCCGTTAACAGCGGGTAAGTTCACATCAGGCATTATCCTGAATGTGGACGCTCATCCGGTCTATGAAGCTGTAAGCAATTAAGGTGTGACATGTCACGATATAAAGTATTGAAGAAATCCTTTATCAATGGCCGCCTGCTTTATCCCGGTGAGGAAATTGAGTTCATCGGTGTGGCGGGAAGTAACCTGCTGCTGATTGAAACCGGTGAGCGTGTAGCGGCGGATGAAGGTACCAATACCGGTAACGATAATCACAGTGGTGATGGCGGCGGCGGTGAAGGTGGTACCGGATCCTCCGGCGGCGATGGCGGCGCTGATAATGAACTGATCGCATTGCAGGATCAGTACCAGCAGTTGTTTGGTAAGAAGCCACATCACAATGCCGGTGCCGAAAAACTCCGCGCAGATATTGATGCGAAACGTAAAGAGCTTGGGGTTTAACCCCCGATTCAAAAGGGGGCGAAAGCCCCTTTTTTATTGGAGACAGACAATGAAAATGGTCAACCTTAAAACCAGCACTGAAACCTACGAGAACGCCAGCGGCAAGAAAGAAACCCGTGATGAATACCCGTATGGCCTGCGCATTTCTCTGGAAAATGACACGATAGAAAAACTCGGTACCGCCGTGCCGGATGTTGGTGAAAGCATTGAGCTGCATGGCGTGGCTAAAGTTTTGTCGAAATCCGTCAATGAGCGCGAAGGAAAGAAGTCTGTTTACGTTGAGCTTCAGATAACTGACATGGCATTGGGATCCGGCAGTGAAAAAACAGCGGCTGATGTGCTGTTTGATGGAGGTGAATAGTGGCCTCGGAAATCGAAATCTGCAATATCGCGCTCAGCCGCATCGGTAACAGCAGATCTATCAACAGCATGACAGAGGCCAGCAAAGAGGCCAATCAGTGCAGCCTGCACTATGAGCAGTGCCGTGATGCGGTGCTGTCAGACTTCCCCTGGAACTTTGCTGTTAAGCGCGTGGCGCTGGCTGATACCAATAATCCGCCGCCTGAATGGAAATATGCCTACCGTTACCCTACGGACTGCATGAAAGCCATTTCCATTATCCGTCCCGGAGAAAAGTATCACCGCCCTGATACCGCGATTCATTTTCAGGTCGGCGCTGATGAAGAAGGTACCGGGAAACTGATTTATACCGATCAGCCGGAGGCGTGGCTGCAATACACCGCCCGGGTGACAGACGTCAATATGTATGACGCGCTGTTTAAAGATGCGCTGGCGTGGCGTCTGGCTGCTGAACTGGCGCGGCCTCTGGCATCGAATGCCGGTATCGGTAATGAGGCGCTGCAACTTTACCAGATGACGATCGCCGGTGCGGCAGCTCACTCCCTGGGTGAATCGTCAGAGCCGGTCGATTACATGGATGAGTTTACCGCAGCGAGGTTATCGTAATGGCCTACAGTATTATTCAGCCGTCATTCTCCGGAGGTGAAATCGCCCCGAGCTTATACGGGCGCGTCGATATGGCGAAGTACGCTACAGCATTGCGTAAGTGCCGTAATTTCATTGTCCGGCAGTACGGCGGGGCAGAAAACCGTCCCGGCACCCGTTTCATTGCCGCGGCTAAATACGGCGACAAAAAATGTCGCCTGATCCCGTTTCAGTTCAGTACGGTTCAAACCTATGCGCTGGAGTTCGGCGATAGGTATATCCGTGTGTTCAAAGATGGCGGGCAGGTGCTGTATGCCGATGGTGAGCACAAAGGTGAAGTGTTTGAACTGGCGACACCCTATGCAGAATCTGAACTGTTTAAGCTGAAATTCACGCAGTCTGCTGACGTAATGACCATCGTTCATACCGATCACCCGCCGATGGAACTACAGCGTTACGATCACGATGACTGGCGGCTGGCGGAAGTGGAGACAAAGAACGGCCCGTTTGAAGACATTAACACCGACAAGGCGATCAAGGTGTACGCCAGCGCCAGTACCGGCACAGTAACGCTGACAGCGACACACAATATCTTCGGCAGCGAGCAGGTGGGGAAACAGTTTTACCTGGAACAGCGTGCTGTTGATGAAGTGCCGGTGTGGGAAACAGATAAAGAAACTGCAGTTAACGATCAGCGCCGCGCCGGCAGTCACTATTACCGCGCCAATACCGCCGGTAAAACCGGTACGCTGCGTCCGTCTCACACCGAGGGCATGAGCTGGGACGGATGGGGCGGTGATAATGGCATCCAGTGGGAATACCTGCACAGCGGATTCGGTATTGTCAAAATTGAATCTGTCGGCAGTGACGGTAAAACTGCTACCGGGAAGGTCATTTCTTATCTGCCGTCCAACGCTGTCACAGAGGCTAATGCCAGCCACAAATGGGCGCGGGCAGCCTGGAATAAAGAGCTGGGCTATCCGAGTACCGTTACCTATTACCAGCAGCGCCTGTTCTTTGCCGGATCCCGTTCTCAACCACAAACCATATGGGCCAGCCGCAGCGGCGATTATAAAGACTTCGGGCGCAGTAACCCGATTCAGGATGATGACCGCATTATCTACACCTATGCCGGGCGGCAGGTGAATGAAATCCGCCATCTGATTGACGTCGGTTCGCTGGTAGCGCTGACCTCCGGCGGAGAATATCAGGTTACCGGCGATCAGAATAAGGTACTCACCCCGGCCAGTTTCTCTATGTCGTCACAGGGTGCCAACGGAACCAGTAATCTTCCGCCGATTGCCGTGGCGAACATTGCGTTGTATGTGCAGGAAAAAGGCAGTGCTGTCCGTGATCTGGCGTACTCATTCGATGTGGACGGGTACCAGGGTACGGACTTAACCATTCTCGCTAACCACCTGTTCCAGAAACACCAGATTGTTGACTGGGCTTTTTCCACTGTTCCTTATTCCGTTGCCTGGTGTGTCCGGGATGACGGTGAACTGCTGGCGCTGACCTATCTGCGCGAGCAACAGGTTTTCGCCTGGGCGCCGCAGCATACTGACGGTGAATTTGAATCTGTCTGTACCATCAGTGAGGGTGCGGAAGATGCGGTGTACTTCGTGGTGAAGCGCAAGGCCGGTAAAAAGACGGTCCGTTATGTTGAACGGCTGGCGAGCAGGTTATTCACCCGGACGGAAGACGCATTCTTTGTGGACTCCGGTCTGAGTTATGACGGACGTAATGCGGATCCGGATAAAACGGTCGTTATTACCGGCGGTGATGGTGACTGGTCTTATCAGGAAGAATACCGGCTGTCTGTGCTGGCTGACAACGTGTTCAAAGAGAGCGACATCGGTAACGAGATCCACATCGACTACACCGAAGATGATGAGAACAAAATACTGAAATGCCGCATTGTCGAAGTCATTAATAGCAAAGAAGTTACGGTGTCACCTAACCGTAATGTGCCACCAGCGTTACGCAGCACGATGACAGAGGCGTGGGGCTTTGCCCGTAAATTCTTTACCGGTATCGGGCACCTGGAAGGAAAAACCGTGAATGTGCTGGCAGATGCCAATGTAGCGCCGTCGGTTGTTGTCTCCGGTGAACGGGTGGAAATCGACACGCCGTCAGTAGTAGTGCATATCGGTCTGCCGGTAACCAGCGAACTGGAAACGCTGGACATCCATATTAACGGGCAGGAAACGCTGCTGGATAAAAAGAAACTGGTGAAAGTTGCCAGCCTTATCGTTAATTCCAGCCGTGGTGTGTGGGCCGGTACCGACAAAGATCACCTGTATGAATATCCTCAGCGTGAGTTTGAGTATTACGACAATCCTGTCGATGACGCGACCGGCATTGTGGAAATCAACCTGGATTCCAACTGGAGCAAAAACGGGCGTGTCTTTATCCGGCAGGAAGATCCGCTGCCGCTGTCCATCCTTGCGGTTATCCCGCGGCTTGATGTCGGAGGGTTTTAACCGATGGCACACGTACAGATTATCCCGGCAACGGCTGAACATATTCAGCAGATTTTGCCTGATGTCCGCCAGGCTGATCACGATGAGTTCGCGGCATTCTCCGGCCAGACGGCAGAGCAGGTTCTTACCCGTGGTGTTACCTGTTCGACAAAGGCGTGGTCTGGTCTGATTGACGGTCAGGTCGTTACAATATTCGGTGTGGCTCCGGGGTCAATCCTGAGCGGTGTGGGGATCCCGTGGCTGGTGAGTTCATCTCACCTTGAAACGCACCAGAAGATATTCCTGCGCCGCTGCAAACCGGTACTTAAAGCTATGCTGACGGTTTATCCGGTGCTGGAGAATTATGTGGATGCACGTAACCACGTTGCGAAAGCCTGGCTTCACTGGCTGGGTTTCCGACTGGAACCGGCGGAACCGGTCGGTTTAATGAAACTGCCTTTCCATCACTTCACCATGAGGGCGAAATAATGTGCGAACCAACCATGCTGGCGGCGGCCGCAATCGGCACCGGAGCTATGCAGGCATACAGTCAGTATCAGTCCGGTAAATTTAACGCCGATGTCGCAAACCAGAATGCCAAACTGAATGAAGCGGCAGCGGATGATTCCATTAACCGTGGTAATGCCGAGGCTGCAAAGCAGCGTTCCCGCGCTCGGCAACTGGCAGGAACTCAGGCGGCCACCATGTCGGCCAATGGTGTTGATCTCGGTGCCGGCGGTGCGCTGGATATCTTCGGCGACACTGCGGCCATGGGTGAACTCGATGCGCTCACCGTGATGAATAACGCCTCCCGCGAAGCATACGGCTATAAGTTGCAGGCGGCAAATGACCGGCTCAATGCGAAGATGTCGCGCCGTCAGGGCAATATTGGTGCAATCGGTACGATACTGACCACGCCGCTGAATGCGTGGGGTGCGTACAAAGTGGCAGGCGGTACCGGCAGTATTTTCGGATCCGGTGCGACTAAAGCCGCATCTGGAACCGGATCAAACCTGTTTGATGTGACACGCCAGACCGGCAACTACGGACGATTTTTTTAACGGAGGGCGCTATGCCGACAGTACCAACCTATAAAGAAAGACAGGTCAGCAGCAGTCTGTTGCCAGCCAACGGATTCAGCGCACAGTCATCACCTGAACACTTCGGTGCCGGGCTGGCACAGGCCGGCGATCAGTATATCAATGCTTTTGCAGAGGCAAAGCAGCGCGCTAATGTGGCGTTGTCGCAGGATGCAGCGTTACAGTTGCGCCAGAAAGCCAATGAACTGATGACCGATCCACAGAATGGCCTGCTGACGCAACAGGGTAAAAACGCCATAGGTAAAGCGGCAGAGTACCAGAGTCAGTTTGATTCCTTCGCCGGAGAGATTGCGGCCACGCTGCCGGACGATAATGCGCGCGGACACTTCATGCAGCAGGCGCAGGAAATGCGCTTACAGTTCGGCAGTCAGGCCAATAAGCATGAAATGGGGCAGATTCAGTCATACGAAACCGATCAGTTCCAGTCTACGCTGACGCTGAATGCGGAAACAGCCGCCACTCAATACGGTGATAATCAGGCGTATGTCTCAACCAATAAGCAGGTGTTTCAGCAGATAGAAGACTTCGGCCTGTCTCACGGCTGGAGTAATGAGCAGATCCTGGCAAAAAAGCAGGAGTTTAAAACCAGCACTGCCCGCAAAGCCATTGAGAACCAGATCGGCGCGGACTATATGCAGTTTATGCAGCAAAACGGCGAACCGTCCAGCCTCAGCGGTGCTGTTCGTGTCAGCGGTGGAATGCCGTCAGGTGCTGCTGTGTCAGATGGATCCGGCAATGCCCGCGGCGTCCGCAACAACAATCCAGGTAACATCCGCAAATCTAAAGACGTATGGGTTGGTCAGACCGGTCATGACGGCGCGTTCGTTACCTTCGCCACACCAGCACACGGTATCCGGGCAACCGGGCGTAACCTGCTGTCATATGCTCGTCAGGGCTACGTCACGCCTGAACAGATCATCACCCGCTGGGCACCACCGGAAGATGATAATGACACTGAGGGATATATTAAATTTGTCTCTGAATACCTCAATGTCCCACGTGACACCCGCCTTGATTTAACGGATCTGAACACACTGACACGTCTTTCAATGGCGATAATGATTAAAGAGAACGGGCAAAGCGAGTTTGATAAAATCGCCGGTGATGATATCTCGAACGGCATTCAGGCGGCACTTGGGCTGGTGGATTTGCCGCAGTCTGGACAGGCACCTAAGCGCCTTACCGGATCAGCGGCATTTGATGCTCTCGACCAATCAGACCAAGCGAAATATCTGCGTCAGGCTGAGCAGATGGATAAACAGCGCCAGCAAAAAGCACAGGAAGAACTCGGTACCAGAATGGCTGATGCTTATGCTGCGTGGGAGAACGGACTGGATGCACCCGGTGCGCCGTCAGCGGGTGAAGTCATGGCAGCCTTTGGCTACGATAAAGGTACCAGGATGCTGACTGATATGCAGGAGGCAAAACGCTATGCGGGGCTTATTTCAGCAGCGAAAGATATGACGGCACCGGCTCAGCGTTCATTGCTGGAGCAGATAAAGCCAGACCCGTCACAACCTAATTACGCCAGCAGCATGCAGCGCTGGGAGCGTTTCGGTAAATTCGTTGACAGCAACATTAAGGCACAGGAGAAAACCTTTTCCGCAAACCGCTTGGAGCTTTCCATACAGAATAACTTCCCGTTGGATCCGACCGACAAAAACAATCAGGAGGCAGCGGATAATTACTTCGAAAAAAACCTGCAATCCGGCTTCAGTCTGCGTGATGAAAACAGTCTGAATGCCGTCGCTGAACTTTCCTCTCGTACCGGCATTATTCCGTCTCAGGTAAAAACTATCTTCAATACCGGCGCAACATCCAAGGATCCCGTGGTGGTTCTGCCGATTGCCAAAATGTATGGGCAGATTTTTGATAATAACCCGGCAGCAGCAACTGATATGCCGTCCTCAACCATGGCCTATTACACCAAAGTGTACGAACTTAACCGCGCCGGAATGCCTGAAGATAAGGCAGTCGAAACAGCGTACCGACTGACTTATGAACAGGACGACCGTACCAAGCAAATGATTGCAGCACAGGTGCGTGACAAGGATTATATGAAGGGCCGCGATAAAGCGGCACAGGCAAATATCAATAGCTTCTATATGCTTGGCGGGTTCTCGTCCCCGGGAGTGGATAAACCGGGTATCAATAACCGTGAATACTTGCGGGATTACCAGACGCTCTATGACGCCAACTTTGCCGAAACTGGTGGTGACGCAAAACTGGCACAGAAAATGACTGATGCTCAGGTGAAAAAGACCTGGGGTATCACCTCAGTAAACGGCAAAGAAGAAATCATGAAATACGCTCCGGAAGCTGCTTATGGTATTACGTCATCCGGTGCTGGTAACTGGATTCAGGGGCAATGGGAAGAGGATAAAAAACAGCTGGCATCAAAAGTATTCGGCGGGCTGCCGGAAGATGCAGAAATCGTTCTGGTACCGGATGCTGTTACTCCACGTGATCTTAGTTATGGCGTAATGGTTAAACAAACTGGTGGTGACGATGTACCAATTTACCTTCCATACTATGGTGACAACGGGCAGTTGGTTCGCTTTAAGCCGGATCAGGCAACATCACCGATGTATCGTGAAATTATGGGAGAAAAAGAGCAGAGCATTAAAGATGCGGCAGCAGAGCGCCAGCGTCTGGAACGTAAAGCGGAGGCGGATAAAGCCAACGATGAGCGCCGTGATGCGCTTCGTGAACAATATAAAGACGCTCACGACAAACGCGTTAATAACCTGAGTAACTATTTTTCATGGGGTAAAAGATAATGCCGATCTATGAGATGGAACCGGAACGCATCCTGCCTGCTGACGTAAACGCTATACAGCAACCTGAACCAAGGTATGGTGATCACGATGATTTATCGTGGTACTCGCCATTAAACCCATTTGATGACAGAAACGAAGTTAAGCAGTTACGCGAAGCGTCCTTCCGGATTGATAACTCTGTCGGCAGCCTGATTGCCACCATACCATTTAACCAGTTTGAAGCGGTCGAGGGCTATAATCCGTTTGAAGATGAAAATACCTTGGCTGGCTACGAGGATTACGCCGATGCGTTTATTCATTCACAATCCCCGCAGGAGACGTCCGCTATAAAACAGCGCATCAATCGTCAGATGCAGGATATAACATTACGGAATGAATCGGGTGCAGCTGGATTTTTCAGCAGTGTGGCGATGGGGGTGATTGACCCGATAAACGTGGCAGCGACTTTTATCCCCGGTGGGCTGGCGGTGCGGGGTGGTAGTGTTGCCAGAACAGCCGGAACGTTGGCGCTATCAAACGCCGGTGCCGGAGTGCTGTCAGAAACGGCTCTCAGTGCAACACAGGAAACACGGACACTGACGGAGAGTGCGCTTAACGTTGCATTTGATGCCACCCTGGGCGGCGTGATGGGATCAGCAATTCAGTTGGTTAAAAACCGGGGGGCGCTGGCTGCTAAGTTCCGTAATGATGTGATCGGTGAACAACAAACTCAGCCACAAAATATTCCAAATAATATTCCCGGAGACAGAAGCATCGGTGCAGCTGAGGTGTTCGATACTACGCTGGAACAGGAAGCCATAAAGGGACCATCTTTTGTTAACAGAACAATGAATGTCAGCCCAGTGGGCCGTGTTGCACAGTCACCGTCAAAAATCGCCAGGCAGGTTAACCAGCAATTGGCCGAAAATAATTTCACCTATGCAAAAAACGAAGAGGGGATCGCTTCGTTCGGCGCGGTGGAGACTGCTGTACGCTGCTTTGATGCGCTGATCTATAAACAGGTTGAGTCCACCCGCGACTATTACAAACAGTATAAGCAGGCCGCCCGTACCGGTGGCGATACCCGTATGAGTCATATTGAGTTCAGCGAGGCTGTGGGGGATGCTATGCGTAATGGTGATCAGCATGCCATACCACAGGTAGCGGAAGCAGCACGCGCAATTCGCCCTATCGTTGAGCAGACAAAAAATCACATGGTAGAATTAGGTATTCTGCGCGAGGGCGTAAAAGTCACCACAGCAGAAAGCTATTTTCCGCGCATTTATAAATTTGACAAAATACTCAGTGACCGGTCTGAATTTAAAAAGATTATTGCTGACTGGTTAGGCGAAACAAATCAGATTGCTGTTAACAAAGCACAGGGCAGTCTTGATAAAGCGGTTGCCGGTATTGAGCGTGCAGAAAATGCCCGGCCGGCAGCCGAGAAACTCGGCGCTGAAATTCGCGAGGCGGAAAGCTGGTCCGGTAAAAAAACAGAACTGCTGTCAGAGGTCGATAAAAACATCCGGCTGATCGGCGAAAAACAGGCGGTTGCTGATGAACTCAGTGCCCTGAGAGGATTGGATAAGCAGACAAAGAAACAGGCAAAACGCCAGGCGCAACTGGAAAGAAAATTGTCTGCAATTGACAGCGCAGAGCAGAGTTTACCGAAACTACAGCGCCACCTTGAGATCCTAGATAAACCGCGTCAGTTCCGCAATGAATACGCACGTCTGTCTCGTCATGCCAATTCACTGACCCGCTTTGACCGCCGCCGTCAGGCAGCCATGCGCCGTATGGAGCCAATGGCTCGTGAAGAGCTTGAGGCGGCGGCTGACGATATTATCAATAAAATCATCGGCGCACCCGCAGGCATTGTTCCAGGAGAACTGATCCCAGACGGACTGACAAAGCACGCTGGCTTCACAAAGGCACGAACCCTGAACATCCCCGACGAACGGATAAAAGATTTCCTGGAATCGGATGTGAATTATGTGATGGAAAACTACATCCGCCAGGTGGCCCCGGAAATCGAACTGACAAAACGGTTTGGCCGCGTTGATATGGACGGCCAGATAAAAGCGATCACGGAGGACTACAATCGCCTGATATCCGAAGCTGCCACACCAAAAGAGCGGGCAAAACTGGAAAAGCGCCGCGATGCGGATTTACGGGATATCCGGGCAATGCGCGATCGCCTGCTGGGAACCTACGGCGCACCAAAAGATCCGGCCAGTTTCTTTGTCCGTGCCGGTCGTGTGGCGCGTCACGTTAACTTCCTACGCCTGCTGGGCGGTATGACTATTTCCTCATTGCCGGATATGGCCCGTCCGATTATGCAGCATGGTCTGCGCTCGGCACTGAAACCACTCGGCAAGATGATGACGGACATTAGCAAAATGCGTATAGCCAAAGCAGATCTGCGGGAGATGGGGATCGGGCTGGAATATGCATTGTCCAGCCGGTCAAAAGTGATTGCCGACCTGAATGACCCATACAGCCGCCGGTCATTCCTGGAGCGCGGGCTGGAATGGTCATCACAGAAATTCGGTAACTTCACGCTGATGAACCAGTACACCGACACCATGAAAATGTGGTCAGGGCTTATCACTCAATCCAAAGTGCTGAACGCGGCCAACGCCGTTGCTGGTGGTAAAAAGCTCAGTAAAAAAGAGATCACCAAGCTGGCACATATTGGTATCGATGAATCCATGCTGCACCGCATTGCTGATCAGTACAGCCGTCACGGTGAGGATCTGGACGGTCTGCTGACAGGTCACAGCCATCTGTGGGATGACCGCGTTGTGCGTGAGGCGTTTCAGAACGCGATACTGAAAGACGTCCGCACCACGGTGATCACACCTGGCATCGGCGATACCCCGCTGATGATGAGCAGCGAGTTGGGAAAAATAGTGATGCAGTTTAAAACCTTCTTTTTTGCCACCCATAACCGCGCGCTGGTATCCGGTATTCAGTCCGGTGATGCCTCGTTTTATTACGGTGCGTTACTGCAGGTCGGGCTGGGGTCACTGGTTTACGTGCTGAAATCCATGATGGCCGGACGGGAAATAAACACCGATCCCGCCAACCTGGTAAAAGAAGGGCTGGACTGGTCAGGTATGATGGGCTGGTTAGGAGAGCCGAACAACGTACTGGAAAACCTCAGCGGTGGCACCTACGGGATGAGCGCCATGTTCGGTGGTCCACCAGCATCACGATATCAGAGCCGTAACGGTATCGGCGCATTACTGGGGCCGACATTCGACCTGGGCGGCGATATCAAAAACATCACTGCCGGTGTGCTGAATGGTGAATTTGATGATCGCGAAGTGCGATCTGTACGCAAGTTATTGCCTTTCCAGAACCTGTTTTATTTGGCACCATTGTTAAATCAGGTTGAGGGGCAGATGAAGTAAAGTACTAGTGTATAAAACAATATGGGATTTATGATAGGTATTAATGGTGGAGGTAGTGATGAGAAACGAAGTTTCAAGCACCAATGAAGAACTGGATAGAAAACTTATTGAGATTATCAACTCTGACGATGAATTAGATGTTCAGGCGAAAGAAGCGCTCATAAATGGAATAACAGAGTTTGGTTGGAAGGGAGTAGAGCTCATCCCGATAATTGATGGTTTTGTTGAGTCAATCAGAGGAATTGTGGGATTTGCTGCGGCAAGACACAAACTAAAAAATCAAATTAAGTTATTTAAGTATTTTTCAGGAATAAAAAAGTATGATGAAGATATGCACAAATATATAAATGATGAAAATATCACCTTCCTAATAGAGAAACTACTGAGAGATGATGAGAGTGTCAAGGTAAAACGATATATTAAATTTACCGTGAATAGTACAAAAAATAACATATTAAACCAAAATAGCTATTTGCGTATCTTAAGCGCTTTAACTAGTGATCAAATAGAACTGATGAGGGTTTACTATATAGCAAAACACTTTGATTTGGAAGGTTTTCGAAATGGGTATGAAAGAGAAATGAACGTTCACCATAAGGATGAGTTGTTTTCATATAATAAAGGAGTTTTAGAATCCTATGGATTAATTGACTCATCATCAACATTTCAATCAAAAAGTATTGTTAGTGATCTTCTGACTAAAATGTGCCATTTGATTTTTGATGAAGAAGAGCTTTTTCCAAATAAAATTGGCCTTAAAGAAAAGAATCAAGTAGATATTGCTATAGATATTGATCAACCATTTTCATATGTGTATGAAGATAAATTATTAGAAGGATTAAAAGGTAAGCTAGTTGCAATAAAGCTTGATGAGAATAATAAATTAAATTATAGGAGTAAGTACTATGTATGCAGTGAAATTATAACAACTCCACGCGGAGATGTCTCTAATATTAAGATTAATCTTCATCAGGGTATTCTATTTGAAAATATAGATTTAATAGATAATAATACAAATTACAATGATAAAGTTATTTTATCAGCAGATATCCCTGCTGTTTACAGAGGTAATGAATTTAATGAGTCAGATGTAGATAAGCACATTGATATTTTTTGTGATAAGATACAATCAATACTATTTAAATAGTATCGTTATAAAAACACCGACATCGCCGGTGTTAATTATCATTATCAGATTACTTTTTCAGTGCGGCCAGCGCGAACTCCAACCCAGTCCGCACAGTCTCCTTTTGCTTCTCCGTGTGTGTAACGTAGTTTTTCAGCGCCACCAGCTCCGTCATCGGCCCAGATACATCATGACCATCCTGATCCATCTCCCGCAGTAACTCCTCGAGCATCGATGTGATGGAAAGCTGTTTAATTCCGTCATCATCATTTACTTTTTCTGCATAGTTTTCAGGCGATTGATACACATATTTCTGTTTCATTTCTGATTCCTTTATTGTGCATTATTGCCTTTGTTATCATATAGGTATGATGTATTTATGTTTATTTTAATGGTCATAAAGCCAATAAAAACAAAACCATTATTCCTTATGTGGTTTGTTTTGGCTATCCTGTCAGTATTAACCAGGAGAAAAAGCCATGACCGTATCGACCGAACTTAGCCATGAAGAGTACACCGGCAACGGTGTTACCACCGATTTCGACTTTCGTTTCCGTATCCTTGAAGCCAAACACCTTGTTGTGTCCGTAGCTGACCAAGACGGAACTGAGCGTATCCTGACGAACGGCACCGACTACACGCTGCGTGGTGTCGGTTCATACCGTGGCGGAAAAGTAATTTTGAAAATGCCACTGGCAACCGGGTGGAAAATCGTGATTGCTCGTGACCTTCCGGCCGTTCAGGAAACCGACCTGCGTAACCAAGGGAAATTTTTTGCAGAAGTGCATGAGGATGCTTTCGACTACCTCACCATGCTGATCCAGAAGTCGCTGGGCTTCCTGTCGCTGTGCCTGCGTAAGCCGAGTTTTATCTCTGATCACTACGATGCCAAAGGAAATAAAATTTCCAACCTCGGAAAGCCGGTAAAAGACGGTGACGCCGTTAACCTCGGCACGATGAAGGATCACATCAGCGCGAAAGATAAACGCTCTCTGCGCGTTGCAGATAAGGATATTCCGGTACTGCCTAATACCGCTAACCGAGCCAATAAAATGTTGGCGTTTGATAATGACGGTAATCCAAAATTGGTTCTCCCTGAATCAGGAAGTGCAGCTGATGTATTGCTCGAATTAGCAAAACCAACAGGTGCTGGCTTAGTAGGTACTGAATCCGGTAAAACCGTGCAGGAGTCTATCAATTTGAGTGGTGTTTCAAATACTTTTTGCAAAAAAGATTATGTGTCAATACCAATCAGAAATAAATACTATGATGAGATCATTTCTATAGTCGGTGGCGATTATGGATTTCCTCAGGGTTTTGACATTGATGATCATGGCAATTTTTGGATGAATTTCCCAACTGGAAATAATCAAAAAAGGCCAGTTATTGTATTCAGTAAAACTGGTGAGATGATAACGTGGTTTACGATACCTGAAAGCTCCAGCCAGAGCATTGCGGTTACCGGCGCTGTTCCCAACATTAAAATATATGACCGCCAATTTGGTGATCAAGGTTATTTATATGAGTACGATATAGGTAATTTCCCAGCAAAAGGCCTGAATATAACCACAGGCACAAAAACAAACGCCTTAGTTTCATCATCTATGTTCGCCGTAAGAAATGGCGTTGTAATTACCCAAACTGGAAAACCATATATTAATAATACTGGTGAAAGCTCAACTATATATACAATAGATCTTGCATCAGGAAAAGTTATCGGATTGATTCGTTTATCAACAATGTTGGTTGGATTTCCGACGCCGAGAGATGACATCTCTGGATGGTATCAACAATCATGGAAGATGCAGGGATTGACACTATCAGACACCGGAACAATTTTAATTGCATACGGCGGTTCGTACAAACCATACGTTGAATGGCTATCCAAAGAATTAGAATCTGTTCATGACATAGGCATTGCAGAAATATCAATGCAGGGTGAGTTGCTTAGGCACAGCGTTTGTAAGGCCGGTAAGTTTTTACGCAAAATAAATAGTTATGGGTATGATGCAATCAGAACAGAAAATGAAGGAATTTCCATAACTCCGGATGGCAAAATCATTTCTTTAAATGCTATATCAGATCCAGAGAATGGAAGCATTGACTACAGTAAAGGAATATTATTTTTGGAGGAGTTCGCATCAAAATATGATGGAATGGATTTCTCAGAATGCAGGTCAAATTACGCACCACTGAGTCGACTGTCATTATCTGAAGTGGGTAGGAATATAACCGGACGGTACTACCATCCAATGACAGGGGAACCGTTCATTGACATGGCAGATTTAATTAAGTATATGGTTTACTTTGATATATTTGAATTCAAATGGTGTCCAAGATTTGAGCCTCAGCTAACCATTCCAGGTGCGTTATACAGTCAAGAAGGTGTGTGTGTATTAAGACAAGGAGATCAAAGTAATTTTACATTATATTGTTCTGGTCCAACTAACATTGCAACGTATGCAATAACAGGAAGCGTATCCACCGGCTGGAAAGTATCCAACATTGTTTCGAGTAAGGAAATACTCTTGAAAAATACCGGGCAGGGTGCGATGGATATCAAAGCAACAAATGACGTAACAGGCAATGACACTATATCTGTTCTGAATATAGCTCTGTTAAATGACGCATCAGTCTTGAGAATTGGTGGGGATGGCGGGACATACAGCCCAAGAACTTTATCTTTCATGGCTGCGCAGTCACATCTATCAAAGACAAACAGGGCTCCGTTAAACATACAATATGATCAAATCTATCCTGGTGTTGGTGGAGTTGTTAACCTTGGGTCTGCAAGTAGTAAATGGAAGGATATCCATGCAACTAATGGAACAATTGTCACATCAGATGAACGAAAGAAATGCAAAATAAGTGATTTAAGTGATGCAGAGAAAAATACTGCAATCACAATAAAGTCACTGATTAAAAAATATAAAATGAAAGACGCAGTGGTTGAGAAAGGAGACTCAGCAAGGTGGCACTTTGGTATCATTGCTCAGGAAGTAGTGAAGGCATTTGAAGATAACGGCCTAAATGCATTTGACTATGGTGTTATTTGTTATGATGAGTGGAATGATACTCCTGCTGAGTACGATGACAGTGGAAATGAGGTTGCACCGGCAGTTGTAGCCGGTTCGTCTTATGCAATAAGATATGATGAACTTTTATGTTTTATAATATCGATAATATAGTGAATTGGGGCTTAGCCCCAATTTTTTTATTGTTACTTATAGATTTCTGATGCTGTTAATCCATCTGATTTTTCTGATAGTAATTTTAATTTTTGGTCATATGACATAACTACTGGGTTATCATCTTCATTTGAGAAAATATCATAACCAGAAGGTGTCAAATTTGTTGTTACACCTATCCATTCAGGAAAATAATTAAAGAAATTATAAGCACTACGAGTTACATCTACTTTTTCTGTACTCTTATCATCACTCGATGCAATGAAAAATGGAATTTTATATGATTGGGCTATGCTATCATTCCTGTAAATTTTATAATTATTTTCTTCTCCAACAATGTTTAAAGCATGATCTGAAAAATATGCTAAAGAAAATGTATCATCATTTTCTTTCAAATATCCGTATACTTTGTTAATGAAATCATCTGTCTTGTTATATGTTGATAAATAACAGTTTATTAACTCTCCGTGTGAGCTATTATATATTACACCGTAGTCTTTTACCCTATCACATGGATATTCATGGGAGCCAACAATATGTATAAATACAACTTTTTTTTCAGGAGATCGCAACGCGCGCTTAACTATCGGTAATAGTGCGTAATCATCCCAATCATTAAAATGCTTATAGTCGGAGAAATTAGATATTCTACTTGTTGATATACTGTATTTCCCAGTATATCCTTGAGATGATATCCAGTAAGTTTTAAACCCAGCCATCTTTGCCAGCGTTATAATATTATCTTCTTCTCTTACCTTGCCTTTATTATTGCTATGAGCGAGAATTCTCGGTACAGATAATGTTGTATTTATGGCCGTACTGATGTAATTAGAAATGTATTTCTTGGGTATCTCATCGATATGTGGAGTTGTTTTTTCTTTGAATCCATAAAGGGACATAAAATCGCTTCTCATTGACTCACCAATTATAACAACATATGTATTATATTTTTTTGAAATACTTTTTATTTTCCATGTTGTTGGAGGCAATTTATCAACGCGTAATGCATTATATTCATTTATAATTGAATGCACGTCATCATAATAAGTCATGTAAACTATTTTCTTTGATATAAAAGCAAGTGAAATTATAAGAAATAAAAATAATAATTTAAATTTCCTTGATTTTACATTTATATTCTTACATTGAGAGATAAAAAACACTATAAAAATAGTAGACAAAATAAGGGAATACAACAATTGTGTAGTAGGAATTGATTTATAGTATTGAGCTATCTCACTGATATTTGATGAAATTGCAACATCAAGCATTGATTTTTTTAACAAGCCATTTGTTAATATGGCATGAGGAAGTAAAAAGGAAATAAATATTTGCATGAGTAATGTCGCTACTCTTGAAAATAATAAGACACTTGACGAACAAAATAATAACATCAGGATAATCGTGTCAGTTATGTTTGATTTAAAACACAGAATATATTGAATTAATATAGATGTTATTACGGAAGGCACTACTACATAAAGTGAACAAATTAAATATTTCATTAAGTTTTTTTTATTTATGTTATTCATATCGTATACGCTATCTTTATTTATTTGACTCTATATCATTAATTAATTTTAGTATTCTATCACCTATGTACTCAGCACCAAATAAGGATAAATGCCTATTGTCAGAGTAAATTGGCTGATCTCCATTGTCTACTACATTACATTCATTTGTATCACATATGAAATCGTTTATATCTATGAAATAACTATTTTTCATTTTTTTGACAATGTTTTGAATTTTTGTATTTATTATCATCTCCTTCTTTTTCTCTGGGATGCTGCAATTAGGTTTTTCAATTATAGAATATATTGGAAGTTTGCTTTTTTGCTGACATTCAAATGTATTTCTATTGGTTCCTTGCGCTAGGCTAAGTATATATACGTTGTTATTTTTTCCAGCTGACGCTGAGATATCAAGTAAATATGACTCAATAAAATAAATAATCTTGGATTTATCAACTGGAGTGGATGACTCTATGCTTTTAAGATTGATTTTGTCATCCCAGCGCTGGGCAATTATTATATCTGCATTTTTATACTTGCCAATCGCTTCCTTTAAGTTTTTATATCTCGAGATGCATTTGTCTCTTAATTTTTCAGTATATACGTCATAATAGCCATTCATTGAAAAGCATCCATTGCTGAATATTCCAACAAACCCAATACCATTATCATTTAAGTAGTTTGCGTATTGCCTTGATAGACTATCGCCGACTAAAATAAACTCAACTTCTTTGTTTTCATTAAACCTAATAGCTTTTGAATTATCAGGTATTCCGACACCCCCATAATATTTACTGTGGAAGTCTACTGTATCTTCACCATTTGTTCTTGCTGGCAACCCACTTTTAAAAATCACATAACTAAATATAATGATAGAAATATATACTAGCAATGATATAGATGAGTAGTTTCTTTTTTTCTCAATAAAGTTATAAGATATAAGCGATAGTAATATTGTTATTACTAAGAATGATAGTATATTTAAATTAAAGTCAAGTTTATTTGATATTACAAGGATAGGCCAATGAAATAAATATATAGAATAAGACAATAAGCCTATTTCTTGTATTGGCCTAAATGATAATATCGAATTTTTATTGTTGGCAACAATGCATAGATATGTTCCTACTGCTGGAAGTAAGGCGTTATAACTTGGCCACTCCGTAGTCTCTGAAAACAAAAATAATGATGTTATTATCAAAGTTAACCCAATTATTTCTATGAATTTTTCATGTATTATTTTATGTTTCAATGGATATATATATGCAATGCCACCAATTAGTAATTCCCATGCTCTTGAGTAAAGTAAAAAATATGATGAAGATTTATCGATACTTGACTCATATATTGATATTGATAAAAAACCAAAAAAAGAAATCCAGACTGTTTTTTTTAATGATTCTATTGTGAGTAATTTTGATAATATAATCAATGCAATTGGATATATTATATAAAATTGCCATTCAACAGATAAAGACCATGTATGTAAGAATAATTTATCATGTGAGTCAATATCAAAATAACCAGATTCTCTGTTGTAAATAATATTTGATATAAATAAAAGGCTGGCAACGGCATGCTTACCAACTGTTCTATATAATGACGGATCAAATATCAGATAGCCAATAGCTAACACAATGGCAACAACAAAAGCCAGTGCTGGAATGATACGTTTAGCTCTTGATTTTAGGAATTCTATTATCGAGAATGTATTGTTTTCAATTCCTCTGAATATGATAGATGTCATGAGGAAGCCTGAGATCACAAAGAAAACATCAACACCTGCAAATCCTCCAGGTAAATATGATGATTTAAAGTGAAACAATAAAACAGATAAAACAGCTATCGCTCTAAGTCCGTTTATGTCTTCTCTGAATGATTTTTTTTGCATCGCCTTTTATTCATACTATGTTTTTGGTAATGCGAAGTTTACCATTCCTGTAAAGATAGGTCAGCATGAACGTGATGTGATCACTCCTTCTAACGCTTAAGAAGCAGAACCTTGTCTTGAGCTTTAAACCTATAACGCATTTTTGTTTATCTTATTTCTGCTGTAGCATCATGGTTATTTAATAATCATGGTGCTACGCAATGCATGAAGATCTCTCTGTAAAAACCACGCTCAGCCTTGCTGCATTCTTCAGCTACTTTGCCGGGCTGCCTGCCGAAGTGGTGATGGGGTCCCTGATGGGGGCTATCTACTTCATCACTGCCGCAACGGAATACACACTGCTGCGCCGGTCGGTACTGGCTTTGGTCAGCTTTATCTCCGGCCTGCTGTTTTTCAGTCCGGCAGCCGCAATGTTCATCAAAGTAACCAAGATATTCGAGATCCCACCTGATGCCTACAGCATCGACAGTATTGACGCTGTGGGCGCTTTTGTATCTGCATTACTGTCGGTGAAGCTGAGCATTAAGGCGTACCGAAAAGCGGATAGTCCGCAAGGAGGCAATGATGTTTGAGAAAGTCTTGATCATTCTGAATGCCGTCATCTGCTCAGTGATTTTTGTCCGGGTGTTTTCGTTCAGACGAAACGGCCGGCAGCACTGCGCAAAAGGGGCATGGATAGCCTGGCTCATTCTGTCTTATTCCGCGAGTGTACCGGTGCGGGCCTGCTTTGATACTGTCTATCACGCTGATATCACCAGCGTGATTTCAAATCTTCTTATCTGTGCGGCGGTGCCGGTGTATCGCGGCAATGTTATGTCATTTTTTAGAGCGGGGTGATTTATGCCGGAACAGGTTAAACAAAAAATCTTTAAGGATGGTTTCGTTAATACAGGTGCGCGGGGGATCCGGAATAACAATCCGGGTAATATCGATTATCACGCCTCGAATAAATGGCAGGGGCAGCTACCGTTAGACAAATCTATCGAGCCGCGTTTCTGCCGCTTTCAGTCTCCGGAGTTCGGTATTCGCGCACTGATCTCACTACTGCGAAATTACCAGGTAAAGCACGGGTTGAAGAACGTTGCTGGTATCATCAGCCGCTGGGCACCCAGTAATGAGAACCAGACCAGTGCATACATTAACGGTGTCTCGAAAGAGCTGGGGGTTGCACCGACTGACACTATCAGCATGACGAGCAAGGATACAGCGATCGCAATGGCTAAAGCGATTATCCGCCATGAGAACGGAACGCAGCCATACGTTGAAGAAGTGTTCGAACGCGCCTGGGTGCTTCTGTGATGAGAAACATAGCCATTGCACTGATCGCTCTGGCTGTCTCTTTCGCTGCTGGCTGGTGGGCCAGCAGTACCCTGCATGATAACCGGCAGATGAAAGGGCAGATCGCCGGTCAGCAGCAGGATGAAAAAGATGTGACCACAAATATTGAGCTGCGCTGGGAGGCAGACGACCAGCAGCAGGTAAGCATCGGGGAATATCAGGATGGGAAAAAGAGTGATACGATACGTACAGAGGCTCTGCTTGATCGGGTGCTTAATCATTTTGACCGCATGCAGCAGCCAGCCGGTACCGCGAAAGCAGAAGTTGCAGATCCCGGCCACGCCGATACCTGCCGAATTGAGAGAGACAAAGCCGGTGAACTTTCTCGACAACTACGAAGCACACTTGAAAAGTATGGGCGTGAAGCTCAGCGGGCTGATGAGAATACCCGGCTCCTTAATCTCTGTATCATTGACCTGAAAGCAAAGGAAAAACTGCTCGAAAGTTACCGGTGA